GTTATATACCTATTTGTGTTTATGTCACCTAAAGCCTGTGTGCCAACACTTTTGACACCTTTTAACATTTCTCTCATTGTTGTCATATTCTTAACCTATTGTGACTGTTACTGCACCAACGCTCATTGTAGCACTAACCCCAGTAACGTACGTCCTATGTTCATAAAGATTTCTGAACTCATTGCCATCAAAAGCCTGATGAACCTCTACCGTAGAGTTAAATATAATCGCACCTGTAGCAAATTGCAATTCAGAAGTCTCTGTGTTTGTGAAATGTTTAATCCTATCTGGGTCGTGTGCACTCAAGTTTAACTCTAGTACGCGCACCAAGCGATTAAACGTCTCGATTGAAACCATGTCACCTTGTGCTATGGGCAATCTGGTTTCTAGTAATTTACCCATTATCTACGACCTGAACTTTGTACGTCTAAACGTGTTGCCCCAAGCCTCCATCTGTAGTCTTTACGACTAGCAGTATTGTCATCATCTGACTCAAACCTTAGTACCAACTGTCTACTTCGTGTTCGCAAACTAGAAAAAGTAGATGAGCTGGTCACTTGCGTGGTTGAGTCTGTAGTAAGGTTTTCGCCATTAAAGTTTCTGCTTTTAACCACTATATTCATGGCTGGTGATGGCACTGTGCCTGTTTGACTGTCAAACTTAATGTCTGGTATCACCCTTTTAACAAAAGCAAAGTTCTCACCATCAGCTATATCTATGTCTGCTGATTCTATAAAGACACCATCCATAGCACTGTCATCATCATTAAATCCTGTTTCATGTAAGAACAAACAACTGACAGAAGAACTTGTACCTGACGCTATTGGTTTATTTTCTATTCCAGCATCTAGCCAAGCGTATCGAACCAAAGAACCTATGCTCCAAGAATTTTCTTCGTAGTTATAGATAACGTAACGTGAAATCTCACCTGTTCCATCTGCTATTGAGGGATAGAAAAACCATATCTCAGAAAATTCTGTATTGGTAGCAACGTGACATTTGTATGCCTGTGATACTTCAAGATCAGAGAAAACATAGTCTTGCACTGAGCAAGGTAATTTTTGTACAGAACCATTGTAAAAGTAAAAAGCGTTTTTAGACATAAAGAATACACCATTAGGTGCGTTAGCAGCAGCTTTAGGTCCTATCAGTCCAGCACCTTCATTAATTAGGTTGACTGCAAATGTTAAAGGAGGTCCTATAAAGGTCATGCTATACAAACTGGTATCTGTCCACACCAATACTTCTTGTCTCGATTTAAGACCACCTACAATAAGCGAGCCACTAGACAATCTCACATCTCCAGCAGCGTTAGTATTGAGTGGCTCAAACTCTAAAGCGTTTTCAGAGTCACTAAATGCTATTAACATGGGGTCAACAGCACCTGTTCTTGAACCACTGCTTATTGGGTCAGCTCCCAATACTATCAAATGTCTGTCTGTTTCAGAGGTTATGACTTGTAAGCCTTTGGTTGGTACTAAATTAGCACCTGTCGTGCCTGATAGGCTAACAGCTCTTGTAGATAAACCATCGTTTTCAACCCACCTAAAGATGCCACCGCCTCTAGGATTTATAATTAAATCTTCACCAAAGTTATCGTGTGTCCATAATCTTAACTGACCAGAAGCAGACAAAGCACTCGTTGAACCAAACGTACTAGCACCCCAAGCACCAGAACCCCAACCAGCAGATTGCACATATACATCTAAGCCTGAGTTGATTTGATAAACACCATCAACACCAGAACCACCATTACCACTATCACTGCTATTTGCTGTAACTGTGTCACCGCTAGTGTCTTTGGCTGTAAAAGTAAAAGTGTTGGTGCTTGGCACACCTGTAATTTGATATTCTTGGTTTAAAACAGCAGCGGTTATCAAACCACCCAAAGATACAGCTCCTGATAAGGTTACCCAATCACCTACATTAGCACCATGACTTGAATCAGTAGCTGTAATTAAAGACGAACCATCAGTAGCTGCGTATGTTATGCCATTGGTAGTAGTAGCTCGTATAGGCGTTACATCATTGTAACTACCACCATTGTCTATGTAGTATTTAGATGTAGTTCCAAAACCAAGATAACGCTGTCCACCTAATGAAATCCAACTGTGTAAGGCTCTAGCAGTGTCAAAAAAAACATTGGAACTTTTCTTTGCCCAACCACCTAGCTTTTCAACACCACCTTTTCTGAAACGTATTAAATTGCCATCGACCCAACCATTTTCATTAGAATAGTCAGTTTCTTCTTTGTTGATTCCCGGCTTAAAACTAAATTTTGTAAGTGGCATCTCTTAACTCTACCATTTCAAAAAAAAATTAAGCTATTCTGATAATGGCAGCAGTCGCACTAGCTGCTGGAAATACGACTGTAAAGTCTCCAGCTGTGCTTGTCTTGTCTCCTCCAAAGTCAATAGTAGCCAATGCCTTGTTACCATTTGTGCTGTTGTATATCAAACAACCTCTTGCAGTAACTGTAGCTGTGCCAAATGTTAAGTCTGCAAAATCCACTATTGCTGTGGTACCTGACGTTGCTGGTGTCACGTTAGTCAACGCTGCTCCAGCTGCTGTGTAATTCGTACCTGTAACTTCATTAGTGGTTGCATAAGCTGTTGTGCCAGCTCCCATAGTTGCAGATGACGTATATAAAGCTAACTTAATTGAGTCAGCTCCATTAGTTAAATTGTGACCTTCTACAAGTATTTCTTGTTTAAAACTTGTTGCTATTGCTGATGTAATTGCCATTTCTTAAAGCTCCTTAATTATATTAGCCATGTCTTCATGGCCTTGTTGCCTTAATAAATTCACATACGTCACATTTTTAGAATTTATTGCGTTCTTTATAGTATATAAGATTACAGTATAAACTTGGTTTTGAAAAGCCATAGCCTGTTGCTTCACATGCTCTGGTGCGTCCATAGATATTTCGCATATTTTTTTGGTAGCTTGTTCTGCCCAAAACTCAGGGTCATGTCCTTTGTTTTGTGTGGTGTGCACACCAACTTTTCCTAATTGTATAAAACTGTCTGTCATCCTTTATATGGTTCTGGTGGTTCTTCTTCTTTGTCCAATATTAAACCATATTCCGATAACTTTTCATCTATATCTTCGTATGGTCCTATTATCCATTTACCCTCATGCGGTACCGCTACTAGGGGTTTATCCAGTCTGTGAAAACCGTAAAGCCTATCTGTAGCCACAACATTAGAATCTAATACGGTAGATCGTGAACTAATACCAACGGTTATATCTGCCTCCATGCACTTACATAGCCAAAACTCAACGCAAGCTCTACCCGCCTCTGCAAAGTGCATGTTTTCTTTATAAGAGAAATCTATGCCGTATAGGTCTATAGCTCCTACTTTATTAAATAAAGCAAAAGCTATTGCATAAGCAACTGTATTATTAAGATAAGCACAACGGGTAGCATTGCAAACAGCTTCTACAGGATAAACCACAGCACTAGGCACTCTCTCGTCTAGCTCACAGGTGTAAATCGGATAATCTGCTTTTGGTAGTATTCTAGTTAATGCACCAGTTTGTTTACCCGCGTCATCGCTGTCAAAAAAACGACTAGCTGGGTCCAACATAAACATTCTGTCTGTTTTGTAAACAGCTGCTGCTGAGTTAATAGTCCAGACTTCATCCCAAGTTTTACCGTTTTGTATGCCTACAGCAAAGTCTACTTGCGATATACCAAGTCCAACTAAGGCAATTCTCTTGCCCTCTAATGATTCAATGGGTTGCACTAAGATACGCCAGTGCGTAACTGATCATATCTATATTCATCTCGTGTGCCACGACCTTCTGATAGAGTTTTCATTCTGCCAACTGCCTCCTTAAATCTAGCCTCAAATTGACCAATGACATCAGGGGGTTCTTTCAGAAAGATAGCTCCTTCTACTAAACTTCCATACAACAAAGCATCTGGATAATCAGAACTTAACACTGTTGTACCGCTGTCACTACCACTCGTTAACGAGGCTGGTTTATACAAATAATGTAATTCAATAGTATATGCTGAGTCTGGAACTGGAGCAAGTTCAAAGGAAGTGTCATCAAACTGTGAATAATACTTCGGTTGCCCTGTAGCAGATGAAGAAGGTGCATACTCTTTAATAAAAGAAGCATGTTTAAAATCTAAGTAATCGTATGTACTACTGCTAGTAATTGCCAAACTAAAAGGTGCGTAAAAATCTGTAGGTGTAGCCAAAAACCTATTACTAGCTGTTAAAGTAGCTGTAACATTCTTCCTTTGATAAGGCAGTTGAACCATATTAAATATGCGATCTTCTGCTTCTTGTATAAATCTAGGCAGTTGTGTGGTAAAAGTAGTTTCAGAGACTTGTAAGTAGTCTTGAACTGCTGTTTTAAGTGTTGCTAGTGTAAAACTCATATGGTTATCGTGACTGTTCCTATGCTTGCTGTCAATTCAAAAGAGGTCAGGCTAGTGCCTAATTTACCATCTCCAACATTAGTATAAAGTGTAAAAAAATTGTTTGTGTCACTGTTTTCGACTCTTGCATCTCTTATAGCTTCTGGGTCAGTAGGTGAAGGTTTTGGCATAAGTTGTGGGTGTTTTGCATCCCACTGATCTTTACCAACCAATAGACCATCCCAAGTTTTTCGCAAATCTTTATGCTTGTACCTGAAACCTGTTAAGTCACAGATACCATAAGCGTTTTTGTTTGATGCGAAAGCCATTATGCGTTGTTATAACTTCTTAAATTAGGTGAGATATGGAATGAACTTCTTTCTTCGTCTTGTGACAATGCTCTGTCAAACTCTTCTTCATAGATAGCTTTCAACTGACCTGTAAGTTGAGGTGCTCTCTTCATGGACATGTAATAAGCCAAACCAGCTGTCAAACATGGGTAAAACCTGAATGGTAAATCCATCGTGTTAGTTGCAGAGTCTGCATCATCCATTCTAGTCAATACATTCATATGTAATGTGTAGGTGCTAGATAAATCAGGCACTGGATATACTGTGACTGTAGGAGACAACTGTTTGTTAATAAAATACTGGTTGGGTTTGCCAGTAGTTGATTTATTAGTTACATGTGAATACTCAGCTCTACTTAGTCTACTTAAAGGTATGTCAGTCGTTTCAGAACCAGATGTTTCTCTAATAAAGACATCTAATACATCAATAGGAGCTGTAGAATTTGTACTGTCAATGTTGTAAGTAGATGTTGAAGCAACCATAGCTACTGTCTTTTCTGTTACAGTCCATTGGTTTAAGCCTCTGTTAGCCCACTCAGCCAACATAATATTTAAACTTCTAGTAGCACTTTTTAGATCATAACCAGTGCGTAGCTCTATGCCACATCTCTCAAAAGCTTCTTCAATGTATTCAGCTACATCAGGCTCAAAATTCTTACTGCTACTTGTTGCCATTCTTTTTATCCTCTGGAGCGTATAGATTATCAAATGTTATGTTTGGGTCCATATAACTCTCATGTTGTTCTGCTGAATGTGTCCATTGAGAAGGCATAAAATCAGGAGCACCTTCACCAACTCGCCACAGGGCTGGGTTTGTTGCTCTTACTCTGTTGTTAGGTAGAGCTACAAAGTTACCAGTCCATTTACCAGCTTCTGTTAAATATAACACATGTGACTGTTTATGTTGAGCTGGGTCATCAGCTATCGAGTTATCTGTGTAGTCAACTGTAAACATATACTTACCTGTTACGAACTCTCCTCCTATTTTACATATCCATGGAGATGAGCTTACCCTGTCCATAATAACCACAGAATGGTGATGACTCAAGCAATCCCAAGGTTGAGCTAAGTGATCTTCCATTGGTTCAGGAGCTTCATCTAGTGGAATATCAGCAACGAGTGCCTGTATAGGCATCCTAGCCCACATAGCACCACCATGTACATTAGGTGCATCTTCCATGTCATCTATCTCGCAACCTGTAAAAACTACCTGAAAAGACAACGATCTGTCTGGTAGTGTGTTAACAGCTATAGCCAAAGCGTGTAAATATTCACCATGATAATCACTATGGTTTGCTGTAAATTCTTTTCTTACCCAGCATTTAAACTGGGGAATGTTTGATATTAAATACGCCACAATATTTAATCCTTATAATTTAGTTAAATCGTATAATCGCCACCTCTAGTAGCTGCACCCATGCCTCTGGCTACACCTCTTCTCTTAACAGGTCCGCCTCTTGCCATGTATTTAGTGCCTTTACCTTTGCCTTTAGCCATGCCACCTTTTGACATATATTTAGTGCCTTTGCCTCTAGCGGCTCCGCCCTTATTCATACCCTTAGTGCCTTTCATAATTACTCCTATCTTCTGCCAAACAAACCTATGTTGTTTGACCTTGATTTACTTATCTTACCACCTGTTGAGGCGAATGTAGAAACATTAGTTGGTTTACCGCCAACACCTTGTTTTTTTGCTCTTTTGCGTCTTACAGCAGAAGAAATTTGTTTTTTGCTCATGCTCGAAGCTTTAGAAGCTGGTACGCACTTTGGATAACTGCGCTTAGAACCTTTGGTTTTAGACCTACCACATTTTTTATAGCCGCCACCTTTTTTTGGTGCGCCTATGTCAACCCAGTCATCTTTAAACCACTTCGTTAAACTCATAACTAGGTTCTTGGCATTTTTGTTTTCTTACGCCTGTCGTTCATCATAGCACCACAGCCTCTGCCTTGTACCATAACTGTACCGCCTTGGTTAAACTTGATTGCTCCACCAGCAGCTTTCTTTTTACCTTTGTACTTGCCACCCATTTTTTTATATTCTTTAACCATGTAAGCATTGGCGTAAGCTGATGGGTAAACATCAAACTTTGCTTTAGCTTTACTTTTAGCTTTTCTGTATAAACTTGGGTTTGCTACGCTT